TGTTCGGCGTTCAGCCTGTAAGCGATGTCCGCCACCGCACGGTCAAGGTCTTGCCTGGGAATAACGCCACTTTCCAGCGCATCCATTGTGGCGCGGGCCTCTGCCTTATCAGTGAAATGGATTTCAATGTGGCGGCCATCAGCTGAAATCATGGAGAGGGTGGCGCAAATCTTACCTTTGTTCTTCATAAAATCTCCTATTCTGGCGCGGTGTGGGCGTGCCCTCATCGTGTCGTTTGTTTGTCGTTGGTTTGTTAGATTCGGAACAGCGAGAGCCTACAAAGCCCACCGTTATGCGGAAAACTGCGTGTTGCTGGTGTGTTGATTTCTGTGCCATTACTGTGCCCTTCGCCGTGCCCCTTGTGGTTGCAACGTGGTTGATACAAAAGTTCGGAGAACTGATAAAGCACGATCCCATGCGGGAAATTGCTGGTTAGCATTTGGTTGCAAATGGTAGCTTTTGGTATCTTTAACCTGCACTCAAATTATTTCCGCTATGCCACTCTGGCACAAGGGTTATGCCAAAATGGCACAAGGTTCACTGTTAGACGGCTCATTTTCGCTCCTACCTTATGCCAAAATGGCATAACCAGTGAACTTTTTAGCTGTTCTGCCTTATGCCATTTTGGCACACATATTTATATATAAGCCACCTGGTAGCGATTAAGGCGGAGTTTTCCAGCGAACAGAAAAGCGGTAGTCGGTCTTTGTACGATTGCTTTTTCCGCTTGCCGTAACGTCAATAAAACCAGCCTTTACAAGCGCTTCAACATTCCGTATCAATGTGCGGTTTGCGATCCCGTAGTTTTCAGCCGTCCGGCGTGAAAACTGAAAATCTGGTTTTCCTTTTGCTTCCAGAATCATACACTGGTAGCACCAACGGTCTGAAGATGTCAGTGCCAAAAAGGCCGGGTGCTGCATCAGCGTGGCCCCCATTTGGATAAAAATAGGTTCCGTACTATCCGCTGTCCCTGCACACCAATACGGGAGCTTATATGTAGGTTTGGAAGATTTGCGGCTCATAAATAGTTGTCAAGGTCCATCTGACCAAGAGGGATACCCAGCTTACGAGCAACAGGGGCGATTGATTTCAGCCCATGCTTACACCGCGCGGCCTGGACGTGGTAAAAGGCGGCCATTTCTTTTTGTGCGGTTTCCGGGTCATCACTCGGTAGGAAGTACCCGCCAGGCGCATACAGGATGATCTCGCCTGCGTCGCGTGCCTTCATAATCAGGCTGCGCAGGCCGCGCGGGGTAGTCTCCAGTTTGGCGGCCAGCACATCGGCGCGGGTCGCGTTCTCACGACCGTGTTTTAAAACTTCAGTGATTCGCATTGTAATACTCCCTTCAAAATGATAAAATGGGAGTGGAGATGGGCTTGCCGGCTTTTCTCCACCCTTTGGCCGTCTGGCGTGCTGCAACACGCTGGACGGCTATTTTCGTTGTCATAACTCCACCCGGTGGATACCGGGCTGCGGTGGTGGCTCGCCGCCATCCAAGCCGCAAGGCTGGTAAGATTCACGAGCGTCTTGCGCCCGCACTGGACACTGCGCACCGTGCCCGCCTTGCAAAGCTGACGGACTCGGTAAACAGGGATGCCGGATGCTTCGGCGGCCTGTTGGATGGTCCCCAGCCGGGGGAAATCAAGATTCATCATTGCTTTTCGCCTCACTTTCGTGCTGTTCCTGGGCCATGCGCTCTGCGCGGCGCTCCCACTGGTTTACAGCGTACTGCTTGCACTTTTCACGGTTCTTGCTGCGCCATGCGCGCATATACTCCGCGCGGGCTTTCTTCGCTGCATCAGTCATCAAAACACCTCCTTGACATATCACAAGCAACGATTTATAATGAAAACATAAACGATAATAAAACCACTTTTGATATCGTTACTAGTATTATAATCAAAACTGAAGCCGTTGTCACAAAATTACAGGTTGTTGTATTTGTGCGGTAATAAATCAACAAATAGTATCATCTGTAGTACTATTGGAGGTTGCTATGCGGAAAAAGGTTTCTAAAGACTATATAAGTGATGTCGAAAATTTCGACAAATTGCCGATTTACAGCAAACGAATTCGTAACTATCTGAACGAAAACGGAATAACAGCAAAAGAGCTGAATCAAAAAGCGGGCTTTGCTTCACCAAGTGCGGTTCCAGAACTTATAAAAGGCACGCGAGACTTGTCGCTTGATGCAGCAAAAAAGCTATGCTCAGTTATGAACGTTTCGCTCGACTACCTTACAGGGCTTACGGACGTGCGGACTATTGATGTAAAAATTAGAGATATATGTAAGTATACAGGGTTAAGTGAAAAGGCTATTCGAATCATTACCGGCAGCGAACCAGTAGATGTTGTCAATGAATATTCAAAAGAGGATTTAAAGTTACTGTCAGATTTTCTATCGGATGGAGCACTACTGCTTTTTTTGAGAGATGTAGATGCAAGTCGAAAAAGTATTGAAAAAGCTATACGCACAAGTGAAAAAATGTTGTCCAATCCAGATTGTTACTTATCCGATGGCGACGGTGGCTATGATTACGCTTACTGGCATGAAAAGACCTGCGATGATTACAAAGACTTTAGACTTTGGCGATATGAAGCCATTGAAGCCATTACAGACTATGTAAAGAGTAAGCTGGCGCATTCTGAAGAAAAGTATCAAGATTTGATGGCTAAAATCGTAGCGCTATGTTAAAGGTGGAGTTTCAAGATGGCGAACATAACACCACGAAAAAATAAAGACGGTTCCACGTCCTACCGCGTCAAGGTCTCCGCCGGGGTAGGCGCTGATGGGCGGTATATCTACCGCTCGGCCACATTCACACCGCCGCCAAAACTAAGTGCACGGAAAGAAGTAAAAGCCGTGCAAGAGTTTGCCGATGACTTTGAGCGGCGCGTTCAAGAGGGATTGTTTGTTGCCAATGATTTAACGGTTGACGGCCTTGCTGAACGCTGGATGAAAACTTACTGTGAAAAGCAGTTAAAGCCACACACTGTATCCGACTATCAAAAGATGCTGCCGCGCGTCTCTGCTGCCATCGGGCATATTAAGTTAGCAAACCTTCGGCCCGGCCATATTCAGGAATTTTATAACCGGCTGGCGCAGCCCGGAATCCGCGAAGATGGAAAATATAAGGCACGGTCTGCATTTATTACGGCTTTCCCAAAAGGTACACGGCTGGCCCTGCTGCAAGCCGCTAATGTATCACAGCGCACACTTACGGAAGCAATGTGCGGGCGTAATGTCTCTAAGCGTTCAGCCGAAAAGATAGCCGCTGCCGCCGGATGGGCTTTTACAAAGGCCTTTACCTGTACCAGCGCAGATACTTTGAGTGCCAGGAGCCAGCGGCATTATCATTTAATGCTGTCGTCCATGTTCAGCACCGCCGTTCGTTGGCAGCTGATGGACAGCAACCCATGCGGACGCGTCACGCCGCCAAAGCTGGACGAAACCGATGTTGAATTTTTGGATGAAGGTCAGATTGCCTCTTTATTGGAAGCCTTACCGGACGCGCCAACACAGCTTTCTGTGATCGTGCAGCTCGCTTTGTTCACAGGAGCCCGGCGGGGCGAAATCTGCGGCCTGCGTTGGGCAGACATCGACCTTGACGCGGGTGTAATAGCTGTAAACCGAAATCTGTCGTTCATTGCGCACAAAGGCCCTGTATTTGATTTGCCGAAAACAAAAAAGAGCCGCCGCTGCATAAAATTGAGCGACGACTGTATAGCATTATTGAAAGACTATAAGCAATGGCAAATGCGGGAACGGCTGAAAGTCGGTACATACTGGCAGCGGGAAGTTACCATAGAGGGCGGCAAGCGCGTCAAGAATGATTTGTTGTTTACCAAACCCGACGGCAAGCCGTTTGACCCCAACAAAGTTTCTTCGTGGTTCCCGGTGTTTTTGCGGGAGCATGGTCTGCCACCCTGCCGCTTCCATAGTCTGCGCCACTCCAATGCAGCGCTGTTGATTGCGGCCCATGTTCCTGCAACAACGGTTGCGGGCCGTCTGGGCCATGCACAGGTATCGACAACGGAAAACATTTATGCGGCTATGATTCGTTCGTCTGATGCAGCGGCAGCGGATGCGCTGGGCAGTGTCTTTGAAAGAATCAAACAGCGTCAAGAAATCGGCTGAAAATGCAGTTTCAAAAAGATTTATGCCCAAATTATGACCATTCGCGTCAAAATCAGCTTGAATACAGGCAAAAAGAAAGCCCCGACGCATCGTGTTTTCAACGATGTATCGGGGCTTTTCACTTGTCTGAGTGTGATAAAAAAGATACCCTGTTTTAAGAGAGAAAAATCAACGATAGTAGAAAAATTTAATTGTTTTCTTTCTCTGTGGGCCATTGCAGCATCCATTCCAGATACTTTGCCTTTATGATTTTCCTCGTTCTCAGTCTTTTCTTTTGGCTGTACCACTCTTTCAAAAAACAGCCTACTTCCTCAAAATTATCAAAGAGCAGAATCGCATCAATTGGAACACTCCCACCGCAGTCATGTTCCCAGTCATACCAGATCAATGTTCGGATAATATCCTCTGGCGTTTCTGCCCTTGTAAAAAAATTTTCTTTGCGGACATTCAGAACTCTGGCTATTTCTTGGATTCTATCCTCTTTCGGCGTTCGGAATCCTGACTCATATTGGGCAATGCGATTTGCTGCATTTCCATCCAAGTGCAGTCGTTCTCCCAGTTCCCGCTGCGTTAGTCCTCTGTGCTTACGAACCAGCTTGATTTTCTCTCCCAGCTTCATAGCTACCTCTTTCCGATAAAAGTGAAAAAGGGCATACCCAATCGAAGATGCCTTATCTCCGATTGGGTATGCCCTCTTTATTTTTATGTCAGCTGCATTGTCTTTTTGTAGCCGCCGATAAACCGTATTTCAATTTCATTGCGCGACCTCACCGTAATTTTCTCAATGATTCGCGCAGTCAGCGCATCGTCATATTCTTGGATTTGTAAGTCCTTGGCTGACAGCAGCATCTCCGGCTGTCTGGCTTTTTCCTGTCGGGCGGCGCTGTCCTCAATGGCTTTTTTCAGACTCTTAATTTTATTGTTCAGCTTTTTCAACTTGTCATCGAGAAACGGTGTATTCTCATCGAAGTCCAAGGACATTTCCAGCAGGCGGTCAAATTCCTGCTGGGTCTGCTCCAACTGCTCCTGCAAATTTGGCTTTGTGCTTTCGCCGGTCTGGATGTCATGCAGGATGCCGTTGATTTGGGCAGCAACTTCATCGGTGAAGTTTGCAGCCAAATCCTGCACGGCTTTCAGAATTGCACGGTGCAGTTTTTCTTCTGGGACGGACGGTGAGCTGCCGCAGAATTTCGTTCCGTACTCGATGCGGTTCACGCACCGCCAGACGATTTGCTTTCTGCCGTGAATGTTCCAAGTCACCCGCTTGTAAGGGCTGCCGCAGTTACCGCAGACCAGCCGTTCGGACAAGGCGTACTTGCTGTTATAGCGGCCACGGCGGTGCTTGCGTTGATTGGCAGCCGACTTACTGTTTCGGCGGGCGATCTCGGCTTGCACCTCTCGGAACATCTGTTTGCTGACAATGCCCTCGTGGTAATTTTCAATGTAATATTGCGGGAGTTGCCCGGTGTTTTTCTTATGTACCCCGGTCAGCACATCCTCAGTAAAAGTCTTTTGCAACAGCACATCACCGCAGTATTTTTCGTTTTGCAGGATGCGCTGGATGCTCTGTGCTGACCATTCGGTATTACCGCGAGCTGTGAGTGCACCCGCCGTTTCCAGCTTAGCTGTTCCGCAAATTCGACACCGATCTGGTGCGCAAGTTCCGGAGTTACCTCCCCTTCCGCAAAACTCTGGACAAGATGGTATCCCTGCACACCGGTTTCTTTGTGCCAGCGAAGCGTATTTAATCGCATATCTTCAAAGGCGCTGGTGGTTGTGCAGCCCAGTCCTGTTTCAAAACAGGCTGATTCGGTTTTATCCCGGTTTGCCGCATAGTCCACAGCTTCTTCCAGTGATTTCGGTGTCGTTTTTGCTTTGTTTTGTACATAGTCCACTGTGCGGTCAAGGCGGCGCACAGGGATCACGGATGTGTAAGCCAT